GCCTTATTCATTTCTACCTCTAAATATTCTTACTTTTGGCATCATTGGAGCTTGATTTTTCATCATTGAATCAACATTTGGAATTGTTTTACTTAAAATTGTTTTTTCAATTGATGTATCAGCTCTTAATTTTGCCAATTCTTCATTTTGATCTAGTTTTTCATCTTGATTTGCTTGATTCATCATTGCTTTCATCTTATCAAGATTCATTCTCTCTTTACCTTCACGTTCTTTTCTATCATTTTCCATTGCTCTAAGGTCTAATTCTCTTGATCTTAGTTTAGCAATTGGATCATTATCAAATTGTGAAGTAATTTCTTTTTCTTCCTTCATAAATTCTTCCATCATCTCAGCAATTAACTGTGCTTTTCTTGCTTCAATCTTTTGTTGAATCTGCATCATTTGCATTTGCATCTGTTGAGCCATCTGTGGATTCTGTTGCATCATTTGTTGCATCTGTTGAAGTTGTTGTAATTCGTCTCTGTACTCTAATTCAATCTGTTCTTGAGACATTAAACTAATATGTTCAAAAATATTTTTCTCTAATGATGCCATTACCATTGGATTATTTCTTGCCATATTCGTTGCCATGAAATTTAAGTGTGCAGTTATATGTGATCTATGATCTTGACCTGGAAATGCTTGAAACTGTTTACCCCCTAAAGCATCAATATGTTCTAATGCAGGATCTTTTGGCATTGGTTGTTGTGGTTTAATTAAAACACTATCAATATTTTTTACACCTAATGCTTCATACATATTTCTATACGCTTGATACATGTTGTGCATCTGTGGATTAGAAGTTGCCAGCTGCAGTTCTGTTTGAGCGAGTGAGATACGCTGTGTTTGTGAAAAAATGTTGGGGTCAGCAACTGGCAATATATCTACCCGGTCATCAAAGTCTGATTGCATAATCATTCTCTGGCCCCCAACTACATCATATGGATATTCTTGAGGTAGATATAACTTGAATACTCTAGCCATGAGTCTAAATTCATTTTTCAAAGCTGAGTAAATTCTTTTATGTATTGCTGACATGGTTCTTGAACCACGTTCTAATAATGCAACAGTTGTTCCAACTGCTGCTTGTTGATTACCATCTCCAACTTGTAGATCTGCAATCGATGCAAATCGTTGACCTGCTTGAACAACTATACCCATCAAACTTAATAGTGTTTGACTAGGCTCTTTAAACGGAAGCATCATAAATGAATCTCTTAAATTTCCACCAGGTGCATCTACATCTCTAAACTCTCCAGGTTGAATAGACTGTGCATCATCTCTAATTCGAATACCACGCATTTTAAAACCAGCGGGTAAATTAGACAGGGTTCCGGCATCCAATAATTGTCTTAATGCAGCAGTTGCAGTACGTGACAATCCACCAATCATGTGGATTAAACCAAAACCATAAAAACCTAAACCTGGTAAAAATTTAAAATGAACAAAGTATTGAACTTTATTTTTACTAGCATCACCAGCTTCATAATTTCTTTTAATTGAAAGAATCTCTCTAGATGATTCTTCAAGGGTTACAATATAAGGAATTTTAATTCCTGACGGCTCACCAGTCTCTTGATCCGTATCTTCAAATCCTTCAAGATCCAAATCTACATGACATTCTAAAATTGTATAAACATCTTCATTTTGTGTTTTAGAAATTCCTTCAAGCTCTCTTTCTTTTTTATCAATATCAGACTCTTGATCACTTGGTTTACCAATATCAATGTCTCGATAGAAACCTGCAACTTGTTGTTTTCTTAATTCATTTTCAGAAATTTTTACACGATGAATAATTGCTTCCGCATCGTCTAATGAGGTAGCAGTGTACGGAACAATTAAATCATCTGCAGGAACAAATTTAGAAACTGCTCTTTGTTCCATTTCATCATAGTATACTTTTTTAAAAGTACTACCTGAAAGTGGTAAATGAAATAACATAGAATCAAATTCAGGTTCATATTCTTTCATCTGATCCATGATTTGATAATTCATAAAATCTTTAACACGACTTGCTTGTTGAACTTTTTCTGGAGTTTGTAATCCAATAATTTGAGTTCGAACCGGTCCATCTGCTGGTAAGAGTTCTTTATAGGCTAATGCTTGAAACTGTGTAACCGCTTCTGCTAAAACTGGATGAGTTGCACCAGATGCACCATTAAAAGGTTCTGTTCTTTGATCATATTTAAATCCTAATAAATCTAAACCTTGTGTATAAGTTTTCTCCCAATCTTTTCTTGAACTTACATAATCTTGATATTTAGATGAAAGATTTGATGCAAGTCTACCTAGAACATCATCAGGTAAAAAGTCTGCAAGGTTTGCATAATGTTCATCACCTCCTTCAGGTGTAGCTGTTGCAGGATCTAAATTTATATCGACCGATCCATCTTCGTTCTCTGTGACTTCTATATCATCAGGGGATTGTTGTTCTTTTTGTAATTCTTCTAATACCTGCTCTTGAATTTCTTCTTCACCAGGTAATTCAAATTCTTTTCTTGGTTCGTTCGGTAGAGCTTTGTCTACGTTGTCCATATTGTCTGCCATTTATTTTTTCTCCAGATTGTTTGACTGTTGTAACAGTATTATAGGAAATATTCAAGCCCTGAGGCGTGGGTCCTGATTTAGGGGGTATGGTAGTGGTTAATCGTTTAGTCATTAATTTAATCCTTCTTTACCTTTTTCAGTGCTGCTTTATTAAATAATGATGCAAGGCCTCCGGCAACAAAACCTTTTCTGATCAATCCACCATCCGCTGCAGCTACACCCATTTGTTCTTGTTCCGCTATATTGTAAGCTTCCCTTTCTTCCGGTGACATTTTTTCAATTCTATCTAATTCATCTTTTACAAATTTTCCGTATTTGTATAAAGCTTCACCACCTAATGATGCAATACCAACTGGTGATGCAATTCTAGCTAAACGCATTGCTGCTGCTGGAGACAAACCTAAATTTAATGCTCTTTGCAATAAAGAATTCTTAACTAGTTTACTTGTTTGTTTTACAAGTTCCGGTGCAAGTGCAAGTTCTGCTTCTATACCAACTCTTTGCATAGCGTCTTTAGGATCTAAACCAAATCCTCCAGTAAGCACTGCAGCTCCTAATGGAGTTCCAAAATAAGGTAAAGTTTCACCTATACCTTTTAATAAACCTAAGTTAGCACCAAGAGTCGGGCCTCCGGTTCTTATGTTAAAATTTTTAAACATATCTCTTGTTTTAGTTTTTTCAGGCACAGGTATTTTTTTACCTTTCATTTCTTTTAAAAGTTCTTCGTAGTTTTTTCTAGCCACTACATCTTCAGGTGTTTTTTTCTTTAACTGTTGTAAAGTCATATCTGTCATTCCTCTATCAACTGCTTTTAAAGTATTAAAACCTCCTTCAGGTAAATAAGGTTCTCCTGTAACTACATCTAAATTCCAACCTCTTAAAAGGTTAGCTGCTTTCTTACCTTGTTTACCTCCACTAGCAACTAAATTTTGTATAGCAGTATTATTTTTATCAATTAATTTTGCTATTTTTTTAGTAGGGTTTTCATCATACGCTCTTTTTAATTTTAATTGTTCCTTATATAAAGGTTTTAATTCATCATTTAATTCTTCAGCATACACTTGATTTTGTTTTACAGTTTGTGGAGCTAAAGCATCTACTGGATATTCTGCTCCTAATGCTTTAGCTTGAAATATATTTGCGGTATGAGCATTTTCAAATATTTTACCTAGACCTAATTTTTTTTTAGTTGTTGAAAATCTTTTTTCGGGAGCTTGAGTTTCTTTGGTAACTACATTTCTTTTTTTAGCTGCTCTTTCTTTACCACCTGTAGATTCTGGTCCTCTTTTACTTTCAGTAAATTTAAAACCTTCATCAATTAATTCTTGTTTTCCTCTAGTCATCCACTTAGGAGTTCCGGCTTTTGGATTTCTTTCTATATTAAATTCTTCCATAACAATTTTTTTAGCTTCATTAGGACTTTTATCTTCTTTAACTAATTGTTTAAATCTATTTACTTTTTCAGTAAGTCTTAATGCTCCAGCTTTGTTTATTTCTTCTAAAGCTTTTAAGGAATTTGGACTTGTTCCATCAGAAAAATTTTCTCTAGTTAAACTTGGTAAAGTCTCACCAGGATTTTCTTTTGCAAAATCTAATAGTTCCTGTTTCCTGTTTCTAAAATAATTTATTCCTTCTTCAGGTTTTACAATTCCTTGTTCAACTGCTTTATCTAAAATACCTTGTAGCTTTAAAAGCATTTCATCTTGAGGAAACCCACCAATCAAACCTTTGATATACAGATCTGCTTTTTCTTTAAAAAAATCTTCGGTTAAGGGTTTCGGTTTGGGTTTTGATGTATCAGGAGTTCCTTCTTTAAATGACTTACGAGTCAGATAGGACATCATTTGTTCATAGTCACCTATCTTCATTTTATAACCCCATTAAATACTGTAAGCCACCTTTTGAGTTCTTTTTTCTTGTACCTAAAGAATATTCTATTGGTTGAGCTTCGTCCGCTGCTTTTTTCATAGCCTCTTCCATTTTTTTATATCCTTCAGGATCCATTTCTTTTGCAAACCTATCCATCTCACCTGCTATTTCTGGATCAGAAATATCAATGCTTCCAGTTTTTTTCATTGACTCAATACTCTTTGTAGGTTTTTGAAGTTTTTGTAAAAGAGGTATTTTAAGTTCATCATATGCCATACTATATGCATCTAATACATCTTTTTGATCAAACATATCTCTATCTACACCAAGTTCTTCAAACATTGTATCAACTGCAACGTCAGCATCGTATTTAATATCATCAGTCGTAAAAATATTATCTACCGCTTTTTTAATTTCTTGTTTTAAATTTTTACCCTTGTTAGCAAGGAACTTAGCTAACTTAACTCCAGAACCAAAAGCATACATTGCTCTGTTAATACCACCTTGTGAATTTGGTTTTCTATCTTTTGGATCAAATTTTAATAATACATCTTCTTGTTCGATTGCTTTTTTAATCTCTGCGAGTTCTTCATCGGTATAACCTTGTGGGGGTTCTTTTCTCATTTTAATATCAAACATACCTTCTTGTTCTAAAATTTGTTTTATAGGTTTTGGAGTTCTACCCATTCTATCCATTTCAACTAATTCATCTGCGATATTAGCTACATCTCCTAAAACATCTTGACCAAAATTTTTTCTAAAAATTTCTATTGGGTCCATACCTTTAGTTAGATCAATTCCTCTTTTCATTAAAATCTCTCTTACCATTGCTCTAGTCAATCCAGTAGTTATGTTCTCAGGTTTTCTTAAACTCTCAACACCTTTTTCTAATCTCTCCATTAATGGACTGGTCCCTGATGCCTGAGGCGTGGTCTCTTTTTTAGGAGCATTTTTAATAGAAGTGATTCCACCCTCACCTGGTTTAGGAGCTTTCTTTACCGGTCCTTTAAAAATTTGTTCAATCTGTCTTTTAAACAAATCATCTATTTCACCAAATTCTCTTTTTGCAAAATCAAATGCTTGGTCAATTGTTTTAATTGCACCTGAATTTCTTAAACTTCGAAGGGATGCTAAAAATCTAAGTATTGGGTTCATTAGTAATAAGTCCTCTGTTTTTGTGGTAAGGGTTCATCCTCATAATCTTCTGGGTGTTGAATCAAACCACCTTGTCTAAAACGCATTACCGCTTGAGTCATCGAGTCGACCAAGTCATCATGATCTCCATAAGGAAATGCAGCGCACTCTTCAAT